CGCTTCACTAGGAGCATATGTGAAAAAAGAAGAACTAGCACAGCTCGTAAATGAGTATGGCGATGCTGTTATCACCTATCGTAGTGAAAACAGTAATAAGTTGAAATACAATGTTTGTACGTTGGACTTCAGCACGCCCTATATTCAACAAAAGAAAAACAGAGCAAAAGAGTCTACTCAAACTTTGTTAATGTTTTGTTGGGATACTGACTCCTTTCGACTTCTTAAACCTGCTAACGTGACAAGTGTAGTTCCGTTATCTTCCATTCTAAAAAATGGGCGGTAAAATGGAATTGTATAACGCACCCGAAGTGTATGAGAGAGTTGTACACTACGACAGGGAAAAAGAAGTACAGATAAGGTTAACGATAAATAATTTTAGAGGTATAGAATATCTGCACCTTCGAAAGTATTATCTTGACTTTACTGAAGAATGGAAGCCCAGTAATGAGGGGATTGCCATGCCTCTTGATTTTAACAATTCAAGAGAACTATTTAGCGGGCTAGTCGAAATTTTATCTTTGGCTGAAAGTAAGGACATAATAGAGGAACATTTCTCTGATATGATTAAGGACGTTTATACAAAATAGTTCTTGACTTTCCTTCTTGAATCCAGTATAATATCTGTTAATAAGTGAGGGAATCTATGTATTCATTTTTAGAAAAAGCAGCGGCTATGTACTACTCAGGCACTCCGATAGTCTCGGATGCTGAGTTTGATAGTCTAGCCTCGCAGTACAATTATGATAGTGTGGGACATACCGTTACTAACGGCATTCCTCATCTATTTCGTATGTACTCGTTGCGAAAAGTTTTTGATTTAAATGAGGTAGAATTTGTAAGTGCAGAGTATGTACGTACACCTAAGCTAGACGGCGCGGCGGTGTCTTTAACTTATGTTAATGGACACTTAGCCCAAGCTCTAACTCGTGGAGACGGTAATCTCGGAAGAGATATTACGTTAAAACTAGAAGAGATAGTGCCCGTTACAGTCGGTATCAAACCTACGGTTCAGATTACCGGCGAAGTTGTTGCACCAAGCAACATACCAAATGCTCGTAACTATGCAGCAGGTTCTTTGAATCTGAAAGATATGTCTGAGTTTCGATCTCGTGCCAAGGATTTACGCTTTGTAGCGTATGACATCCAGGGCAGAGGGGATTCCAGCTTTCGCAGTGCTATGAAGTGTTTAGCCTATCAAGGGTTTAATGTTATCACGGACTTCGATGCGTCTGATTATCCTACGGATGGAGACGTATTTCGTATAGATAGCTATGACTCTTTTAACAAGATGGGATATACAGCTCATCATCCTCGCGGTGCTTTTGCTCTTAAAGAGCAGAAAGAGGGTGTATATACAGTATTACTTGATGTTGTGTGGCAAGTAGGTAAGTCAGGGGTGGTAAGCCCAGTGGCAATCTTACAGCCTGTCGAAGTAGGAGATGCGCTTGTGAGCCGTGCAACTCTACATAACATTGAGTATATACGCTCCCTTAACCTAGAAATAGGTTGCGGGGTTGAAATTATACGAAGTGGGGAAATCATTCCACGAATCGTTAGACGAGTGGACATCGAGAAAAATACTTCTTGACTTTTAGCTCAACTTCTCGTATAATATCTTTTCACTAAATCGGAGTAGTTCATGTTTCAAGAAATCTTACCTCCTACACATTGTCCTTCTTGTGATAGTGCGTTAGATTGGGTCAATGATTCTTTGTACTGTAATAACAGTCTGTGCCCTGCACAGAACAGCAAAGCAGTGGAACATTTTGCTAAAACAATGAAGATCAAGGGCCTTGGCCCTGCTTCTATTAGCAAACTGAAATGGCAATGCCCTTCTGATATTTACACTACAGAACGTAGTAGTATCTTAGCATCATTAGGCTCCGAGTTAGTGACAAATAAACTGCAGGGGGAAATTATGAATTCTCGTAACGCACCCCTGGAGTTTCTTTTACCTGCCTTTGGTATACCCTTGATTGGAAACACGGCAACACGGAAGTTGTCTGAGACTATTAATTCTATATTTGACCTCAATGCAGACACTTGTGAACGTGCAGGATTGGGCCCGAAGGCTACTAGTAATTTACTCGACTGGTGCGAACAGGAGTTGCCTTACTTCTTAGAAGTAATGCCTCATTACTGGGAGTTCTCAGAAAATGCAATGCCCGCGAGTAAAAGTACAGTATGTATTAGTGGTAGATTGAAGAGTTTCAAAAGCAAAGCTGATGCTACTAATGCTTTGAATGCGGCTGGTTATGAAGTAAAAACTAGTCTTACAAAACAGGTAGACTTCCTCATCAATGAAGGTGGGGCAGAGTCTGCTAAAACACGACAAGCCAGAGACACTGGCGTTACTATAGTAACTGATCTTAGATCATTTTTGGAGAATTAAATATGGCACTTCCTAAGTGGACAGATGAGCGCACCGACGCTCTCACAAATTTCGTAGGCGACGAATCGCCTGTATCTCAAGCTACTGTTGCAGAAGCAGCAGATCAACTTGAAACCTCTACTCGTTCTATCTCTAGCAAACTGCGAAAGATGGGCTTTGATGTAGAGCTAGCTTCTTCTGCTGGTGGCAAGTCCTTCAGCGACTCACAAGAAGCTACCCTAAACGCTTTCGTTACTGACAACAGCGGTCAGTACACGTATGCTCAAATTGCAGAGCATTTCGAAGGCGGGTCTTTCTCACCTAAGTCTATCCAAGGCAAGATTTTGTCTATGGAATTGACTGAGCACGTTGCACCTGCTCCTAAGGTTGAGTCTGTACGAACTTACTCAGAAGCTGAAGAAGTTACTTTTATTGGCATGGTAAACGACGGTGCGTTCGTTGAAGCTATTGCTGCTGAACTCGACCGCTCAGTAAACTCTGTTCGTGGTAAAGCACTTTCATTGCTCCGTTCGGGCGATATTGCTGCAATTCCACGTCAAGAGACTACTAAAGGTTCTTCTAACGTAGATCCTTTGGCAGAAGTTGATGTTGCTGCTATGACTGTAGAAGCTATTGCCGATTCTATTGGCAAGACTGCTCGTGGTGTGAAGACTATGTTGACACGTCGCGGTTTGACTGCAGCTGACTATGATGGTGCCGCTAAGGCAGCTAAGACAGCTCAGTAATTACACTTCTGTGTAGGTGGGCTGGCTAGGGTCTTTCTGGCCAGCCTTTTTAATGTTCGGGGGAACGATTGAATATTTCAAGTGCTTTAATGAAGCAGTGTATCATGCTGCAAGATTTTGAAACGTGGAGTTATCTACGCAAAGAATACTTGCCTGCAGAATATCATCTGCTATTTAATCATATTGATAAGCACTGCGAAAGTTTTCATGAGTTCCCTACGTTCGATGATCTCAAGCTAGGCGTTCGACACGGAGCTACTAGAGACAAAGTCTTCGCTATAGAAGCTGTCGATGTAGATATTGATGCCGGAACCTTACTTGAGTATCTCAAAAACGAATATACTCAGAAAGAGATATTAAATTCTCTTGATAAGTATATTGATAATTCTGTATTGTTTGCAAGTGCAGAAGAGTCAGTTCAAGAACTTCATCAGATTGTTCTTGATGTGGAGGACAAGGTTGACCTTGAAGTACCCACAGAAAGTATGCAACGTATTGAATTGTTTGAACCTGAAGAAGAGATTAGCAAATATGTTGGTCTTGGACTTAATGCTGATTACGATCACGAGATCAAGTTCTCCCCCCGAGACTTGGTACTTGTGGGAGGCAAGCGCGGTTCTGGTAAGTCTTTAACGTGTGCTAATATTGCAAATAACGTATTTCAGTCTGGCCGTTCGGCTATCTACTTCACTATTGAAATGGATAGTCGTTCAATATTGCAACGATGTTGTTCGATTGCAACTGAAGTGCCATATTCTCGACTTCGCACACAGAATCTTTCTGTTGTAGAGTGGGAGAAAGTGGCCGGCTGGTGGGCAAGTCGCTTCCAGCAAGGTCAGGACAGGTTGAAAGAATACAGAGAGCGCCGAGACTTCTCTGACTTTCATCATAAATTAACAACTCAGCATGAGCTTCTCCCGACTCAACAGCTAGATGTAATTTATGATCCAAGTTTAACTCTTGCTAAAATACGTGCAGAGTTAGATAAGAAAGTCAATAAGATAGAAGCAGGAGTGATCATTGTAGACTATATCAACCAAGTAAAACGTTCGGCCGTTCCCTCTCGGGGAGGGCAGTATGATTGGACGGAACAGATTGAAGTATCCAAGGCTCTCAAGGCTATGGCACAGGAGTATGAATGCACTGTATTCTCTCCGTATCAAACCGATGCTACTGGCGAAGCCAGGTTTGCAAAAGGTATTCTTGACGCCGCGGACGCAGCTTACGCGCTAGAAACTTGGGATCAAGAAGATGCTTGTATTACATTTAATTGTGTAAAAATGCGAGCAGCTAGTATGAAATCTTTTAGTTCTACTATGGACTGGGAGAGTTTAAAGATTGGTCCTGAGACAACTTTGACACCAAAGGAGCGTGAAGCTAGCTCTCACAAAACGGATGAAGATATAGACGATCTCTAATATTTT